AGAACGTCTCGGAAGTATTCACGCAGCCGGGAGCGGCTCCCTACATCCGATCGGCTCCTTCAATGCGTCTGCCGCGGCGCGGTCCCGGATCTCCGAGCATCCTGGAGACGCTCGATACCCACCTGCTGGCCGGCTCCGAGCGCGAGGAACTGCCAGGCGGCGAGATGGGCGACTACGCCGACCAGATCGAGAACCATCTTCTGCTCTGCGACGCCTACAGCGGATTGGCCGAGCTCGTTGTCTCAGGCGTCAGGCTCCGGCCCTTTGCCTTCCGGCCGGTGGCGCAGCCATCCCAGCAGGCGGCGGCACCAGGCATGGACGGCATCGATGATCAATTTGTCCGCAGTCCGCGCGGCCGGGAGGTCGTAATATGAGCGCCAACTCCTCAAATCGCCGTAAACGGGCGATCTCCTCCCAAGGAGTATCAGCACCCCAACCTGCGCTTCACCCCCCCTGCAATTCGGCTGCAATGGCTGCAACAGGCGATTATGAGGCGGCGGTTGTCCCAGGCCATCGTTCAAAAGCCCGGTTTTCTGAATCCGGCCGCCAGGAGGATCCCCAATGAGCGACGAAAACCCCTTCTTTTCCCTGGCGATGGTCGCGATGGACAAGATGTCCCGATTCGATCCGCTGCGCCACTGCGATCCGGCCCGGCTGACCCGGTACATGGACAGCTTCCGCGCCGGCCGGCTGCGGGATCTCGCCCTGGTCATGGACGCAATTGAGGAGCGCGACGACGTCCTGGCCTCTGTCGCTCCAAAGGCAAAGAGCGCCGTCGCCCGACACGGATGGGAAATCCTCACGGTCAATACCGAGGACAACGCCACCGCGGCGCAGGCCCAGGGGCAGAAGGCAGCACTGGAGGCGTTCTACAACAATCTGCGCGTCACCAACGCGCTGGACCAGGACGAGCTGGGGGGCGTATCGCTGCTGCTGCGGCAGATGATGGACGCCAAGGGCAAGCGCTACGCCGTCCACAACATCGTCTGGCAGCCGCAAGACGGCGGCCGGTACACCGCCACCCTTTGGTTCACCCCGCTCTGGTTCTTCGAGAACTCGACCGGACGGATGCGCTTCATCGAGAACGCCTATGGCTACGACGGCGTTCCGATGGCTCCGGGTGAATGGCTGGTGACCCGCGGCCAGGGCGTCATGATCGCCTGCGCAGTCGCGTGGATGTTCAAGCATCTTCCGCTGCGGGATTGGCTTCTTTACAGCCAGCGCCATGGAATGCCGGGGATCGAAGGCATCACCGACGCGGCCGAAGGATCGCCCGAATGGGATACGTTGGTCGCGGCCGTCCAGTCCGCCGCCTCGAATTTCAAGTGGGTGCGCAACCGCAATTCGGAGATCAAGACGATCGACTTCACGGCGCAGGGAACGCTGCCTTATCCGCCGCTCGTGGAGCGCATGGACCGCGCACTGGCCGCACTCTGGCGGGGAGCGGATCTCTCCACGATCAGCGCGGGATCCGGCCAGGGCCAGGGCGCGAGCCTCCAGGCGCATGAGGCCGATCTCATCGAGGAAGACGACGCCGCCTGGCTCAGCGAGACGCTCCAGCTCAAGCTCGATCGCCTGGTCCTGGACAATACCTTCGGCGAGGGCACGCCGGCATTGGCCTATTTCAAGGTACGATCGGCCAACCAGCAGAGCGTCGAACTCGACTTGAAAATCGACGACTTCGCCTTGCGGTGCGGACATCCGATCAGCCAGCAGCAGTTTGCGGAGCGATATCAACGGCCGTTGCCCGACTCGAAGGACGCCTTGCTCAAGCTTGCACCGCAGCAGGGATCAAATCTTCCGGTTGGCGCGGGGGCATTTCCCCTGCGCGATTTGCCTGCGGCCGCCTTCAATGAACGTCCGCTGGGGGCGGTGGGCCGCGATGCCGCCTTCCGCGCCCACGCCATCCAGCTCCTCTCCCGCGCCCAGCAGGCATCGCTTGCCCCACTGGTCAAGCGCGTCCAGGCGCTCTCGACTCTCGATGACCAGGCGTTCGAAGCGGGACTTGCGAAGCTGAAGGCCGATCTTCCCGCGCTCTACAATACGGTCCTATCCGATCCGTCCCTGGCCGCAGCCTTCGAGGAGATCCTCGGCGCGGCCGTGGTCTCCGGCGCCGGCGAGGCCGCCCAGGCACAAAAGGTTTCCACGCCATGAAATTCATTCTCCGATTCTTCCGCCCGCTCATCCGGGCCATCAACGAGGCCGATCAAATCCATCTGCTCGGCGCAATCAACGACGCCTTCGATGCTGCGCAGGCATGGTTTCGAATCAGTCCGTACGGCGATTTCCCCGTGACCGTCACGGTCGACGGCCGCAAAAAGCGCGTCATCCAGCGGGTTGACCGCAAAGCCGCCGACGAAATGGTCGCTGGCTTCAACAGCCTCGCCGGCCGCACGGCCCGGCTGTTCCGCGGCCTGCCGATCTACATCGGACATCCCGATGATCCGGAATGGCTAGCCAAGCATCCGGGCACTCCCACCTCCGCCCAGGGCCGGATCAAGGAGCTGCAGGCGCGCGAAGATGGACTCTGGGGCCGGCACGCGATGAACGAGGCCGGTGCCGCACTCATCAGCGGCGAGGGAGCTCCCTTTGATTCGCAGAGCCCGCATTTCGGACTCCTTCCGGTCAACGACACGGTCTGCCGGCCGATGAAGCTCTTTTCCATCGGACTCACGAACAATCCGAACATCCCCGACACGGCGATCGGCATCAATGAAGCCATGCCCGCCGAACAATTTCCCATGAAAGAACAACTCCTCAAACTCCTCGCGGCCCTCGGATTCACCGTAGCCGCCGACTCCGACGAAACGAAGGTGACGACGGCCGTCAACGAAGCTCTGCCCAAGGCGACCGCCGCCGTCGCGGCCCAGGGCGAACTTTCCTCGGCGAAGTCGCTGCTCACCGCGGCCGTGAACGAAAAGTCTGCCATGCAGACCCAGCTCACTACTGCGACCAATGAGGCTGCCGCCGCGAAAGCCGCAGTCACAGCCGAGCGCGAAGCCCGCACGGAGATCGTGCTGACCCGCGCAGTCAACGAAGGCCGCATCAGCCAGGCGCAGCGGCCCGAGTGGAAAGGCAAGCTCATCGCCGCGACGGACTTCTCCGCAACCGAGACCGAACTCGGCAATCTCAAGAAGGCGGTGAACACGAAGAGCGCCGTCGCCGATCTCGGCGCCCGCAAGGGCGAGCAGGCCGCATCCTCCGAGACGATCCGTGCGATCAACGAGGCCGTGGCCGAGAAGGAGAAGAAGGGACTCAACCACTTCGACGCCTTCCAGGCAGTCCGCAAGGAGAAGCCCGACCTCTTCTCCGCAAGCGCCGACTGAGCGCCGCGCTTTCCTCATCAACCATTTCCCGTCTCTGCAAACTCAACCACTCGAAACCATGATCCAAACTCTCCTCTCCGCGATCTTCATCGCGTTTTGTCTGATCTACGCCAGCGCGCTCCTTGTCAGTTGGGCGCGGGGCTCGAAATACCGGAGCCGGCACCTCATCCCGGCGATCAACACGCTGCCGGGAAATGTCGGGAGTTCCAAGAATTCCCGGCGCTATCTGGCGAGCGCAGCCGTCGCCACGCGCTACCTGTTGGCGAAGGCCGGCGCCGACGATGAGCACATCGCTGTCGTGGCTGCCACTTCCGAAAAGCCGATCGGCGTCATCACCGACGAAGCCGCGGCGGCGGAAGATCCTGTCAACGTCGAACTCCTCGGCGTCGGAAATCGGACATTGCCTTTGGTCGCCGCCGGCGCGATCGCCGTCGCGGCCGACGTCTATGCGACCGCGCTCGGAAAGGTCGACGTGAAGCCCACCGCCGCCGGCACCTATTGGCGTGTCGGAGTGGCGCTCACTGCTCCTGGCGCCGCGAATGACCCCGTTGAAGTCGCGCTCTGCAAGCCGCGCAAGCTGATCGTCGTGGCCGCACTGACGCAGACCGCGGCGACCCAGATTGCCGGTCTGAACTCCACCGCGGTCAATCCGACCAAGTCCGACCACGACCTGCTCCTCGCCGAAGCCGGCAAGCTGCAGGCGGACTTCTACGTCCTCAAGGCCGCCCTCAATTCCGACGCCGACGTCGCCTGGGCCACGACCTGATTCAACCCGCCATCCATTCACCCAGAATTCCTCACCTCAATCTCTCATCTCATGCGAAACAAGATCATCTCCTCTCTCGCCGAAATCGAAGGCCCCATGGGCGTCGATCTCGGCGCCGGCCTCAATCGGCCTGGTATCATTTGCGCAGCCAACGAGGCGCGCTTCACCGCGGGTCATTATGACGAGCCGCTGACCGGCTATACGGTCGGCTGGAAAGATCCGGAAAACCTCGATGCCGTTCTCCAGCGCATCTTCCCAGAAGTGCCGGTCGGGCGCCGCTTCGAATTCAAGAAGGCGGTCAATGCCGAGGCGTTTCTCTCCGAGACGGATGACCTTCGGCCAATCGGTTCACCGTTCAAAAAGGTCAGTTACTCCGGGACGAGCGCTTCGGACAAGACATACAATCGCGGTCTTACCATCTCGATTGACCATGACGAGTTTGACGATCTCGAAGCCGAGGTCACACGCACCGTGGACCGCCTCCTCCAGCGGCTGAAGCGCAATTCGCTACGCCGTGGCATGGCCCTGCTGGAAACGGTGGATCATGCGGGCTCCAGCGCGAAGTTCGACGTCACCACCAATCCGGACGGGCTGATCCGAGCCATGGGCGTGACCAGCGCCGACACCACGGGCGTCTTCCCGAATGTCTATGCGATCGGCGAACTGGCCTGGACGTACCGCCTCGATGCCTATGAGGCGGTGGCGCGCGTCAATGGCGGGAACCGAGCAAACTTCACCCCGCAGCAACTCGCCGCGTACCTGAACGCGGATGTGGTCGAGATCATCAAGGCACGCTACCAGAGCACCGCGACCGCGAAGGCAACTTTGCTCGCGGCTCGCATCTACGCCTATCTGGCCATCCAGGGCGCGGGCAAGGATGACCCGAGCGCGGTCAAGCGCTTCACCTCAAGCGCCCGCGGCGGGCTGAAGTACGGCGTCTACCGGGAGGATCACGAAAAGTTCACCGACGTGTCCGTCGAGTTCTATGAGAACATCGTCGCCACCGGTTCAGGCGTCGAGTCGATCGTCGTCACCAACTCCTGACCTGTTCATGTGAGTTCTTCGAGCTGCTGCGCCATGCCGCTAAAATGTAAACGGTCCGCGGCGGCTCTTTAGAACTCATCACTCCGTTTCCCGCACTTTCCTCCGATGTCCTGGGTCACTCTCACTGAAGCCAACGTCATCGCTAAGCTCAGCGGCCCCGAGCTCGCGGCGATGAAGACGGCCGCGCTCGGCACCGCGCAGGCGAATCCGCTGACTGAAGTGATCAGCCAGGTCGTGCTGGAGATCCGCGGCTACGTGGCCGCCTGCGCTCGGAACAAGCTCGGCGACGGAGCGACCATTCCAGACGAGTTACTCGGGGCGGCCGTGAGCCGTTGCCGCTTCGAACTGGCCACCAGGCTTCCAGTCAGCTCACTGCTTACCGAGGATCGCCGCACCGCGAATGCGAATGCGCTCACACTCCTACGCGACGTCGCCGGCTGCAGGTTCCTAGTGGTCCAGCCGGCGAATCGCTCGGTCGACCAGGCCGCCGGAGGCACAGCCTCGCAAGTCATCCGACATGGATCGCATCTACACCAGCACGAAATGGACGGACTCTGATCATGCTTTTTTCCGCTCCATTGCCGTTCAGCCAGGCCATCGACAGCCGCGAGGTGAAGTCGCTCCTGCCGACCGATTTTCGGACATGGCTCCTGAGGAAGATCCCGGCCGCGTTGCGCGAGCGTTCGATGTTCTCTGCCGGAGTGACGAATGTGGAGGTTCTCCAAAAGGCGTCCGACTCAATTGACGAGCTGGTCGCCGGAACTACAGATCGGGCAACAAAGCGGGCACAGCTCAAACAACTCCTGGAGCAGCTCGGCTATGGGCCGGCAGAAGGGACGGAAGGCACGTTGGTCGATCTCTCCAGCGACACTAGGCTGAATCTGATCCTCGATACCAATCTGGAGATGGCTCAGGGTTACGGGCATTTCGAGGAAGGTCAGGATCCCGCGATCCTTGACCAATGGCCGGCTCAGGAGCTGATCCGTGTCATTGACACGAAGGCCCAGCGTAATTGGCCGGCCAGATGGGCGCTCGCCGGAGGCCTGTTCTACGGAGGCCGCATGATCGCTCTCAAGGACGATCCCGTCTGGGAGCAGCTCGGCAGTTCAGACCTTTTCGACGACGGGCTCGACAATCCCTATCCTCCGTTCGCGTTCAACTCCGGGATGGATGTCCAGGACGTCGACCGCGATGAGGCAATCAAACTCGGCCTGATTGATCGCGATACCCAGGTTGTGCCGCAATCGCGCGGGTTCAACCAGGACCTGCAGGCGTCTCCGGACGTCCGCGACAACTCCCTGAAATCGGCGCTGCAGGAGCTGTTCAAGGGCCTTGCACGATTCGATTCCGAGGGCGTTTTGCGATGGGG